ACCCGCGAAACCGTAGCAAGCTAGACACAGTTGATATTAGCGTTGGGAGTCTCAGCAAGTCTGCTGGAGACGAGCCAACCAAGTCTGACGGTATTAAAATCCGTGGAACTGGTGCAGCAACCAAAGGCGTGATGGCAAGAGGCCCGATGGCATGAACTACTCTGAGCTTTCGTCCGCGATACAGACTTACACGGAAAATAACTTTCCGACGATTACCCTTGCGGATTCGTCTACTGTATCGTCTACGACTCAGATCAACCGCTTCATCCAACAAGCAGAGCAGCGCATCTATAACTCGGTGCAGTTCCCCTCGTTGCGCAAAAACGTGACCGGGACAGTGACTGCCAGCAATAAATACCTGTCGTGCCCAGATGACTTCTTGGCTCCGTACTCGTTGGCAGTGTTCCCGTATGGCGGGGGGAGTTACACATTTCTTTTAAACAAAGATGTGAACTTCATGCGTGAGGCATACCCCACGCCAACTGATACCGGAACTCCCAAGTACTACGCACTGTTTGGCCCGACAGTAACAGGCTCTACTGTATCCAATGAGTTGAGTTTTATCCTTGGCCCTACGCCGGATACAACGTACTCCGTAGAGCTTCACTACTATTACTACCCCGAGTCCATCACCACTGCGGTGAACACTTGGTTGGGTGATAACTTTGATACCGTTTTACTGTACGGCTCACTAGTAGAAGCGTACACCTTTATGAAGGGCGAGACTGATTTAATTCAGTTATACGATGCCAAGTACAAAGAGGCATTGATACTGGCTAAACGTCTGGGTGATGGTATGGAGCGTCAAGACGCATACCGCAGTGGTCAATATAGGCAGGCGGTCACATGAGCATAGTCCAAACCCAAACTACTAGCTTCAAAAAGGAGTTGTACACGGCTGTCCATAATCTGTCCACGGACACAATCAAGATAGCTTTGTACACAGGTAATGCTGACTTAAATGAGGCCACTACGGTCTACAGCGCCACCAATGAAGTCTCAGGCACAGGCTACACGGCTGGCGGTCAGGTTATGACAGGGGTAGCTATCAGTTCTTCTGGGTCTGTAGCCTATGCAAACTGGGCTAACGTGGTTTGGACTGCGGCTCTGACCGCCCGGTGTGCATTGATTTATAACGCATCCAAGGGTAACAAGTCTGTGGCGGTTCTGGACTTTGGGTCTGACAAAACATCGACTACCACGTTTACAATCACCATGCCCGCAAACACCTCTACAACTGCGCTTATTAGGAGTTCAAATTGATCGTTACTACCACCAAAGGCGAGATGGATGACTCCTTGCTTGAGAAGCGGGAAGGCACAGTCGATAATGAAAATGAACTGACAACGTGGGTTGAGTACTGGCTGGATGGCGAGTTGGTTCACCGATCAGCACATGTTACGTTGAAGAAAATGCCCGTCTTTGGCGGTGGCGAAACTGCTTCTTTTTAAGGAAATATCATGGCGAACACACAAAGCATGGCTACTTCGTTCCTTGGGGAACTGATGTTGGCCCAGCACCAACTTGGCACTTCTACTATCGTTTCTCGCGGTAGCTTGACTTCGCCTACCACAGACACGTTGAAAGCGGCGTTGTACTTGACTTCTGCTACGTTAAACGCTAGTACTACCGCGTACTCTGCTACAGGTGAAGTTTCCGGCACGGGATACACAGCAGGTGGTATAACAATAACGAATGCTACGGCCCCAACATCTACAAACTCCTCTACAACTGCGGGCGTAGGTTATTGGACTCCATCGGCATCATTTGTATACACAACCGTTACGTTGTCTACGGCGTTTGATTGTGTTCTGGTATACAACTCGACGCAGAGTAATAAAGCGATCAGTGTCCACACCTTCGGTTCCCAGACTATTACTGCCGGAACCTTTACCTTGACCATGCCCTCCAACACGACAACGACTGCTCTGTTGCGCTTGGCTACAACCTAAGCGGAGGCGGCGGTACGCCGTAAGCCATGTTTGGTATATCCGCATTCTCGCAAGGGCCGTTTTCGAGCCTTGGGGAACAAACGCAATCTGCGCCATTATCGGGCGTAGTTGCTTCTGGGAATGCGGGCACAGTAACCGCTAATATTTCGGTTGCCATAACGGGGGTAACTGCAAGCGGAAACACGGGCATAGTTGTTGCCTCAAGTTCTCGATCTGTTACAGGTAATCTAGCTACGGGTAACGTAGGAACATTAACACCGTCGCAATCTGTTGCGCTGACTGGCGTTTCTGCTGCGGGTAATTTAGGTTCAGTAGCAGCAAACCAATCCACTGCGATATTGGGGGTATTGGCTACTGGCTCTGTAGGCACGGTAACTGCAAATCTAACAATTGCGTTATCTGGCGTATCGGCATCTGGTTCTGTTGGAACAATAACGCATGGCGGCGCAGTAGTTGCCTTGACCGGCGTTCAGGCGCAGGGGTCAGTAGGCACGGTTATTTACAACAAGCTACAGCCAGAAACCGGCGACTTAGCTACTGGTAGCGTTGGTACAGTTACAGCTAATATCGCTGTTGCGCTGACAGGGGTAGTTGCCGCTGGTTTTGCTGGAACCGTTGTAGCGAATAGAACGACTGCAATATCTGGTGTACAGGCTACCAACTCTGTCGGTACAGTTTCTCCAAACTTATTAATCTCACTGTCTGGCGTATCGGCATCTGGCTCTGTAGGCACAGTAACTCATGGTGGGGCCGTGGTGGCCTTGACTGGGGTTCAATCACAAGGATTAGCGGGCACAGTTGTTGCCTCAAGTTCTCCAACCGATACAGGCGACCAAGCAAATGGTTATGTAGGCAGTGTTGGGGTTAGCGCCACAGTAGCTTTGACCGGAGTTGGAGCTTCGGGGTCGGTTGGTAGCGTCACAAAAAGCAGTTCTGTAGCTTTGACGGGGGTGCAGGCTTCGGGTACTATTGGGTCTGTTGGCAAGAACTTTATAGCGTCCCTGACAGGAGTACAGGCAAATGGCGCTGTTGGCACTATTATTCCGGTTTACTGGAAACCAATAGATGACAGCCAAACGGCGAATTGGCAAAATATTAATAATGCTCAAACTGCTGGGTGGACGTTAGTTAATTCTGCTGGTACGGCAAACTGGCAAGCTATTTCAAGCGCACAGTCAGCAGGTTGGGCTGTAGTGAATGACTCAGAAAGCGCAGGCTGGGTGTTGGTAGAAACAACGGTATAGGATGAAAAATGGCATTTGTACTAGCAGATCGCGTTAAAGAAACTACGACTACAACCGGCACAGGCACAGTAACGCTTGCGGGCGCGTCCACGGGCTACCAATCATTTTCGGCGGTTGGTAACGGGAATTCTACTTACTACGCCATTGCGGGGCAAACCACTTCGGAGTGGGAAGTAGGTATTGGTACATACACCTCCGCAGGAACTACCCTATCACGCACAACTGTACTTTCATCTTCTAACGGCGGATCGCTCGTTACTTTCTCTGCTGGTACAAAGGACGTATTTGTAACCTACCCAGCCGGGCGCTCTGTGAATGTGGATTCCGCCAACACGGTGGTATCCGTCCCCCAGCTTTCCGCTACAAGCATCACCGACTCAGGCAACCTGACGTTCACAGGAACAAGCAACCGCATCATTGGTGACTTTAGTAATGTGACTTTTGCAAGTCGTGTGGCATTCCAGACAAGTACGGCAAACACTTCGACTATTATTAGTTTATTGCCAAACGGAACTGGAACTGCATCTGCAATAGATGTCTACAATAACTCTGACCCAACAAACTCGGCTAAAGGACAACTAGTTGCTACAGCAACTTCCGTAGACATTAGGTCTTCTATTAATGCGTCGGGCACATACCTACCAATGCTTTTCCTCACGTCTGGCTCAGAAAAGCTACGCATAGCCGCTGACACCACAGGCACATACACATTCGGTGGTACTGCACCAAGAATTACTGGTGACTTTAGTAATGCTACTCTTGCTAGTCGTGTGGCGTTCCAAACAAGTACGGTAAATGGAAACACTGGCATATTTATATTGCCTAATGGGACTGCTACGTCCACAAATATCCAAACAAGTAATGCTGCTGACCCAACAAATAGCTCTGTTGGAATTTTTGGAGTTACTGGCTCTACGGATGTCCGTATTCAGTCCGCCATTCAAGGCACAGGCACATACCTACCAATGACCTTCTACACAGGAGGCAGTGAACGGATGCGCTTGGATACAAGCGGTAACGTAGGGATAGGGACGAGTTCGCCAAGCACATATGGCAAGTTTGTTGTATCAGGTAGCAGCAATGCCGGTGTTGGAACATTTATTGGTAACGCATCATTAACTGGCTCTGCTCCTACATACCAAGGCTCAATCCGTTTAATTGATAACCCAACATCGTCAACAACAACATCTGGCGGTATTGAATTCCTTACGTCAACTTTTGGCGTTGGCTACGGCTGGAAGATAGCATCTATCGACAGTTCTGGTGTACAGCTAACATTTGCCACACGACAAAACTCGGCGGCATGGACTGAGGTTATGCGTATCGACTCCAGCGGTAACGTAGGGATAGGAGTTACTCCTAGTTATAAGTTACAAGTTCTTGGCCCAACAAGGGCGGCTTCAACGTATGGGGTTGATACTTTTATTGCTTCATCTGCTGCGGATATAACCTCGTATTACAACAGCACAAGGCTCACGCTTCAAAATACCAATTCAACCAGCGGAACATTTTCCAGCATTGGGTTTTTGTCTGCTAATGCTAATGATTACGCTGCTATATGGGGCTCATGCACTACGCACACATCGGCGGCGGCGGTAGGTTATTTGGCGTTTGGAACAAACAACGGGGCAGGCGCTGCAACTGAGCGCATGCGCCTCGACTCAAGCGGTAACTTGGGGATAGGGACAACTTCGCCAAACGCAAAACTTGAGATAAACGGCGGTTCATTAGGCGGAACTTCTGGTAACCAAACAATTCTTGAGCGTTTGTACGGCACAGTTACAAATGCAAGCTACCTTGACGTTTCGTTAGTTAGAGATAGCACTGGTACATCTTGGGTTAACTCTGCCACACGCCTACAGCAAAAGATTGATTCCACTTGGATGGGGTTCATGCAGTTCAATGGCACGAACAATCTAGGCGGCGTTACCTTTGGGGCAGGAACAAGCACAGTAAGCGCGACTTCTATTTCAGAATACATGTACTTAACTTCCAGCGGTAACGTAGGAATAGGCACTTACACCAGTTCAGCAAAGTTAGCCGTAAACGGCGGTACAAGCACATCCCAGATTCGCTGGGAGGTAAACAACGCTGCTTATACAAATGAAGTTTCTACGAACGCCGCCGCAAGTGCGTATGTATACAAGTCCAACGATGCTTCATACCATGTGTGGAAGTTGAGCAGTTCAGAAGCCATGCGTTTGGATACCAACGGCAACTTGGGCATTGGTACTTCTGGGCCGGGATACAAGCTGGAACTAAATGGCTCAATGTATCAGTACAACGCCTATGCAACACTTGGATCCTATAACGCGGGAACAACGGGCGCTTCTCCACTTGCTGGCGGTATTTCTTTTTCCACAAACATTACCAACGGACAAGCTGAATGCGATGTTTGGAACGGCAACGACCCTGCCAGTTACGCTAACACAGGTATCTTGTTTACGCAGCGTTTGACATCTACAACGCGCCGTGACTTAATGTTTTTGCACAACAACGGAAACGTAGGTATAGGGACGAGTTCGCCATCTTATAAGCTAGATGTTGTTACTTCTACGGCAGGTGCTTTTAACACAAGAATTTACAACTCTGCTACAACTGGAACTTCATACGCACAATTACAATTACAAACAGACGCCGGTAATTTTTATATTTTTAAGCAAAACAGCACTAATACAACTAATGCTGGCGCTGGAAGCGTGGCTCTTTATGCTGATGGCGCATACCCAATGGCGTTCTATACCAATAGTACAGAACGTATGCGTATCGACTCCAGCGGCAACGTGCTGGTGGGGACTACAAGCGCGGCTACTCCGTCATCTACGGGTTACATATCTACTGCTAACACCTTTGGCTT